AGATATACTAGAGACGGTATACCCTTAGCTCTAGGGTTCCTGGCTGATGAGTTGCGTAGAGGAGAGATTCCAGCTGCAAAGCTGCAGTTTCTCAATACAATACTTTATTCACCACGGAGCCTGAAACTCGGTAAAGAACCTGATTTCACACCGGTATCCGCAGCCCCAAATTTTGTTAGGGGTGTAGCTAATATCGCTATGTGAGCTGGTTCTTTCTGAGCTGAGCTAGGGTACTTCGCCACCGGGGACGTTCCAAAAGCAGCACGTTGACGTCAATTCCACTTCACAACAAAAAGCGGGCCTAACGGCCACGCCTTAAAATCGTTTGTGGATGACTTAGAGTCACTTCCAGACAGTCTCGTCCAATCATTAAAGATTGTCGGAGGATCTGACTTTTCCAATGTTCTGGAAACATTACTTAGCGGGATAAATGTATTCCGAGGTTTTAATTTGTTTCAAAAACCTGCGCTGAATATGTGAATCCGTAAGCTAAATTATTTTCCAGATAAGGAGTTGAAAGTGAGAGTTATAGCTCAGCTTGACTATTTTAGTCAAACTGTTCTAAAACCTCTTCATGAGTATCTCTTTGCTGTTTTACGGAAAATCCCCCAAGACCAAACTTACGATCAAGGGGGGTTTAGGAAAGCGCTTGAAGGCGCGGAGATTTATTATAGCATAGATTTATCAAATGCTACTGATAGATTTCCGATCGACCTGATTGCGCAAGTACTAAACTCTCGCTTCCCTGCTTCTTATGTTGAGGCTTGGAAAGACATAATGGTAGGTTATCCTTTTAGTTATTATCCGTACGGTAGTAAGGTCTCGAAAGAGATCTCATACGCTGTCGGTAATCCTATGGGGGCCTATTCATCATGGTCGTCCTTTGCTTTAACTCACCATTACCTTATCTATTACTGTTCGCGGATATGTAACAAGGATTGAAAAACCTTGCCATACGCACTACTAGGTGATGATATTGTAATTGGTAATAAGGAAGTAGCGGAGGCATACCTTAATGTGTTGTCTGATCTAGGCGTTGGTGTTGCACGGGATAAAACCCATGTGTCACCTAATCTTTATGAATTTGCTAAACGCATAATTTATAAGGACGCAGAGATCTCCCCTTTTCCAATTAGTGGTTTAAAGGAAGTGCAAAAGGCTAATCACCTTTTGTGCAACTTGCTAATTACCTTGGAAAAGAAAGGATGGATCACCAAAGAGGGAATACCTAAGGCCGTAAGTGCATTCAAGCAACGTTTCTCCCATTACCCCTCGCGATTAGCGAAGAAGGTAATGTTAGAGACTAGTTTCTGCGAGTCCATTATGAGAATAATGGAGGGAGCCGAGGCGGCCGACGAGCTTAATAAGCTAGTAAGGCACCTAGGTCTTCCGCTATCCCCCCCTATACAAAAGGGGGAGGCACCCAATATTTTAGAAAATATTGCGGTGGATAGGTTCGCAGACGCTAGTGAGGAATTATCACGTCCTGGGGCTCGTCCTTTAGGGGACTTGGCCACAGATTTCGTGATATACCTAACGGGGCTTGGAGACTTAGGTTGTAGTCTCA